ACCACGCCGACTTTTGGCGATGCACTCAATAAGATAGACGAAAATTTTATGAGCCATTACGAACGTCACGCGCGGATCCAGAAGCTGGCAGACGACACCGTTAAAAACGTCGAACGCGATCTGGATCAGCTTTGTGATTTTGAGTATGGCGATAAAAAACTGCGTGACGTTCGCGTTGGCGATCTCAAGCCGCGTCGTATTCAAAAGGCGATTCGCGACGAATTGCTGGATCTGCACCCTTGGAAGACGGCTGTCAATAAGTGGGTACATTTTAAATTAATGATCGATTGGCTGGTCGCTGAAGAAATTCTAGCGGTGCAACCGATCGCCTGCAAGTTTCCGAAAGAGCCGGAAGCCGATCAAAAGCCAATCGATCGTATGACAAAAGAAAAGTTCGAGGCAATTCTGGCGGCGGCGCGTAATGAGGACGACTGTCTGATTATGCGTTTTGCCGGGTTGACCGGCTTGCGCTTTTCAGAACTGGCCGCGCTTACTTGGCCGGATCTCGATCTTGAAAAAGGCTACGTGATCGTTAACAAAAAATTGATCCGAGGCAAGGTCGGCGTTCCGAAATCAAAATACGGATACCGGAAGATCAAAATTATCGAGTCACTGCGGCGGCAGTTGATTGAGTACAAGTTGCGCAAGGCAAATACTGAATACGTTTTCACCGACGACGAAGGTCTGCCGTTCAAAAACTCGGAGCATTTGCGCAAGGTTGTTTTGCACCATGCAATTAAGAAGGCCAACGTATTTGCATGGCGTGACCAGCTGGCAGCTGGTGAGGTGGTTCCGTTTACTATCATCAAATCGCTTGAACAATTAGACGCTAATCTTAATGCGCGGGGCAACCAGTTAACCGGGCGTGGTCAAGATTTCATTGCTGACCGTATCTATAACGCGGCCACCCCGTTGATTGAGAAAATTCGGTGGCACGATCTGCGTCATTATTTTGCTTCAACCATGATTTTCGACACCAACCTGGAAGGTGCAATTATTCAGCGCCTGATGGGTCACCACGACTATGCGTATACGATCAAACAATACGGTCATTGGCTTAACTCACCAGAACGTGATGAGATGATTGCCGAGCAAATGGAGAGGGCTTTGTCGTGAACAAATGGTATAAAAGTATTGCGATCAAGAATTGGGCTGCAAGTAACGCTATTCGTTACATAAAGAAGGGCGGTACAGACCCAATTAACTTGAAGATGACAATTAAATACTTGGAGGCTGAACCTTACCGGAAAGTTTTTGGAGCAGTGTGTGAGAGTAGGTTAATCTCTGTTTCACAGCAACAATCGGATTACGGTGATCTGAGTTACTTTTTTGAACAGAGCCAAGGGAATATTCTTTTGCATTTGGTGATGAATGATTTTTACTACAGCGAACCCACAATGCAGCAATGTGCCTATAGAAAAATGGGTGGTGACCTCCGTCGTGCAAGAACTTTGGTGGAGGGTGCGATCGACGGCCATTTAATAGTTAAGGAATGTTTGCCGGCCGACAATCGAAAGCACATTTTTTTACCGACGATCCGATTGGTTGCAGCTTACGAGCGTCGGATCGCTCAAATGATTTGGGAAATTGAGATTAGGCAGGGGAGGGATCCGAACAGTCATTATGCAATCACCGAAATAATTAAGTATGATGCTCTGCGCAAAAAGCACTTACCAAAATACGTCAGTGAACAAATGAGCATTACGCTTTCCGATTTTACGGACGTGCCGACCCGGCGTGGGCCAGAACTTAATTAAGTGAAGAACCATACAAAATTGTAGTGCAATTTAGACTCTATAAAACCCTTGAAAACCGATTCAAAATATACGGTGAAAGGGATAGGGTATGTTTGGAATTACCATTCACCATATTGCCGAAAACGAGTTTGATGTCAGTGTTGTCAAAGATCGAGAGACAGACGAAAGCCTAGTTTTCCAGTTTGACAAGATTGAAACGGCAAACGATTTCAGCCGACAATTACGACATTTGCTTACGGAATTTAACGTTCAAACGAGTTAAAAATTCGACGCAAAACATACGACCGGCTGAAACTAAGAACAAAATAGCACCCAGTTATCCCAGCAGCTTGGGACGCACTCGGAGTCAATCCAAAAAGCGGCAGCCCCCAATAGCTAAATCCCCAGCTAATTAAAAGGCCAAGACCGGCGTTGGTCTTGGCCTCTATAAGACTCATAAAGCGCGCTTGCTTCATCGTCGTCGACCGGTGGTTATTGTGGTCGACTCAATGTGTACCCCAATTAGTTTTGCCGCTAGGTCGGGTTTTTCTTTACGCAAAGCACTTAATATCCATTTAACTATCATCTTCAATACCCCTTGCTCCCAACGCTGAGTAGCCGCATTTGTCCCTCCAAGAATCAATATGGTCTGGCGTTTGGATTAGGCGCGCTGACTTTACCCAATCCATCATTAACGCGACTTCTTCGTTGGTGATCTGCCGGTTAAGTTTCAAAATAATTTTCCAACCGGCACCTATCCGGCTGGCGTTTACGTGCCAAGGGCCGTAAATCTCTTGGCGGTCTGATTGAATTAGCTGCTCCGCCTCCGCCAATACTGTGTCCTTGTTTTCGTCAGAAACACAATTTGGACAATTACGTTTGGCTCCGCCCTCAACAATGTAGTGGTTGCCGCCGCAACGCTTGCAACTCATATCGGATCGCTCCAGACATCAGCAATCATTACCCGTTGCGCTCGACCGGACGCGCCCTTACGGGTCTGCCCGTTGAGATAAATGCGGCCGGTGTCTAGCAGTTTGCGATAGCGAGCGGTGACGCTGCTATACGCAAGGTCCGGCAATAAGCACCGGACCGCGTCGGAGTGCAGACCATTGGGGCCGGCCCCTCGAATAACCTCATAGACAGTTTGCTCCAAGCCGTTGATGTGGACCGAGCGTTTTGCAGTATTTGACGTGTCTAAAAACAGGTCGGTCATGCCGCCCTCTCTTTCAGCAGGTCCAAATCAACTGCTTTAATGTAGTGTCGAGAACCAGATCGGACCGATTGAATCATTTCGACTTCGATCATCCGATAGACGCGCTTGCGAGTGGTTTCGTTAAATTCTCCGAAAAGTTCCACTGCGACTTCGCGCACAGTTAAAAGAGCCTTTGACATCAGCGCATCCTCTCGACGAATGCACAGGTGTCCCAAGCGTAGCAGGCAACATCCAAGCCGACGAAAATAACCAACAACAAAGCGGCTAGGATGATGCCCTCAAAGATACGTGTAAGCATTGCATTATCCTTTTTTGGCCTAAATTGGCCTAAAGGATAATTATTTTTTCTTTTATGGCAACAAAAAGTTTTACGTTTTATACATCTACTGTACGTTGGCCAACGACTCGATGGACAGAAATCACGTCTTTTGCAGGGATTTCGCGGGTTTGACCGTCAGACAGTTGTTCGACAATTAAACTTTCATTTGTCTGCTTTACGAGCCGTTTAACAATCGCGTGATTCGCATTTTGTGCATTTAGCTGCACAACAACGTAGTCATTTTTGCGAATCGGCTTGCCTGGATGCACGTATAAAAGTTCTCCCGCCGTGAACCGTGGCTCCATGCTATCACCAGTTACATAAACCGCGTAAGGATCCGGTGCGTTTTCAAGATAATCAGGGACGTTAACCATCTCGATTGGAGCGGTAACGTCCGTAATGTCAAAGCCTAAACCGGCTTGAACCGCGCCATAGGCAGGCATTTGCTCATGGCTAGACGGGACGGGAAGTTGTTGAGAAATCACTTGGCCACCAAGCACGTCATTTACATGAACGCCAAAAACCGTCGCTATTTTCTCTGCTAGCTCAATGCGAGGCTGCGCTTCTTGGCGCGTATAACGTCGAATCGTGTGTGGCTTAACATCTATTTTTTTAGCTAGTTCGGCCAGAGAAATATCAGCCTCTGCGGCTAAAACCTTTATTCTATTTTTTCTATCAGACATGCTTGAATCGAATCGATAGGTAAGGACGGGTAAGTTTAGTTCACTATGTGACAAAATACTACAAAAAACGTATTTACATAACGACAAAAATTCTTACGCTTTATTCATGCTATTACGAGAATGGATAGACGCGCACAATTTGACTTACACAGAACTTGCTCGACGCATCGGCTGTTCACGTCCAGCGGTCATGTATTGGGCGACCGGTCAGAATTGTCCCACCGCTAAAAACGCACAAATAATTTTAGACGTTACTGGCGGCGAGGTCACGCCCGACGACCATCAGCGCGCGTGGGAGTTAAGTGCATGAGCGCGCGCAACAAGCAACGCGGCTACGAGCTTGAGCGTGAGGCCGTTTTGGCAGCACAGGCCGCGGGTCTGGAAGCGCGCAGGGTGTTCGGGTCAGGCGCACACAAAAAACAGCTGGGCGAAGAGTTTGCCGGCGACCTTGTCATTGAAGGTCTGCGGGTTGAGTGCAAGCGGCGGAAGTCCGGCTTCAAACTTTTGTATGACGCATTCGATCAAGATGACGCGCAAGCAGTGTGTGTGCGCGCCGATCGATCGCCGCGCCTATGGCTGCTGCGGGAAGAAACATTTCACGAATTATTAAAGAGAGCAGGAGAAAGAGAATGACGCTCAAGGTAACTAAAGGACAATCACTATCACCCCCTCGCATTCTAATTTATGGGCCGCCGGGGGTAGGCAAGACGACATTTGCAGCAGGCGCTGGCGACGGTTGCATCTTCATCCCCACTGAAGAAGGTGCAGACGTTGTCGGCGTCGACCGGTTTGATCTTGCGACCAGTGTTGAGGATGTAAACAACAACGTCGATCAGCTGCTAAACGAAAAGCACGACTATTCTGTTGTGGCGCTAGACAGTCTTGATTGGTTTGAAGCGCTGACTTGGCAAAAGGTCTGCGAGGAAAACAAGCTCAATTCGATTGAGGACATGGGCTACGGCAAGGGCTACGTGGCAGCCCTGTCGCATCATCGTGCGTTGCTTGGCAAACTTACACAGCTGCGCCGCGAACGCGGAATGGCGTGCGTGCTGTTGGCACACAGCCAGGTCAAGCGGTTTGAGGATCCGACGACCGAAGCTTTTGATCGTTTTGAAATTAAGCTGCATCGGCGCGCGTCTGATTTGTTTACCGAATACGTCGACCTTGTCGGGTTCGCCAACGTGCGGATGACGACAAAGGAAACAACCTCAAACTTTGGGCAGAAAAAGATTAAGGCCGTTGGTTCCGGTGAGCGCGTTTTGCGGTGCGCCAGCCGGCCGAACTTTGTTGCCAAAACCCGTTACCCAATTCCCGACGAGCTACCGCTCGAATGGGCGGCCCTTATCAACGCAATTAAAGGAGAAAAGAAAGATGGCTGATTTAGATTTTGAAATTAATCCAGAAATTTTGGAAAGCGACAGTTTTGAGCGAAAGCCGCTGCAACCCGGCGAATACGAAGGCGAAATCATTGGGTGTGAAACGAAGACCAGCGCAGCCGGACACAAATATTTGTCTGTTCAAGTCGAGGTCAACGGCAACTGGATTTGGGAAAACCTCAATTTGTGGCACCCCAAAGAAGACGTTGTCGAAATTGCTAACCGCAAGCTTACACAAATTGGTGTGGCGCTTGGCATGTCAAAAATTACAGACACTGAGCAGCTGTTGGCACGTCGCGTCAAAGTTGATTTGCGACTGCAAAAAAACGACAGCACGCGAAATGAGATTGTAGCTTGGTCGGCGGTTGCAACCCCCCCGACACCGCCAGCCGAAGCCGCTTCTGGTTCTCCCTCCAGCAAACCAGCTTGGCAGTAGCGGCATAACTGCGGGGCGCTCCGTGCGCCCCGCCCTTTTTCGATATGGCAAAGATAGAAATAAAAGAAGTCGACGCGGCGCTTGAAGAAGCTGACCGCGCACTGGAAAAGCGCGAGGCCACACGGCCGCGACGTTTGCATCTCGGTATGTCAGGCGGCGGCATGTGTCCGCGCAAGCAATGGTACGGCTGGCTATGGGCGCACGACAACTTTATCGCTGCGCGTGGTCTCAAAGCGATCGACGACGGGAACCGGCATGAGGACATCGTCGCCCAGCGCATACAGATGAACGACAGCATCACGCTGATGACCCGTGACCCCGAAACGGGTGGACAGTTTGAGGTCGTTGATGCTGGCGGTCATGTCCGAGGACATATGGATGGTGTTGTGTATCATCATCCGGCTGCGCCAAAGACTGCACACGTCTGGGAATGCAAAGTCACGAACGAAAGAAAGCTGAATGAGTTTCGCAAGATAAAGGCGAAGGACGGACAAAAGGCTACGCTGAAACAGTGGAACTTTGTCTATTGGGTGCAGGCCCAGCTTTACATGCTTTACGGCCACTACAAGCGACACTGGACAGTGGTTGCTTCGGCCGGGGCGAGGGATTGGGATGCCTGCCGCACAGAGTTGGTGCGCGACGAAGCTGAATATTTTGCTGAGCGTTTGCGCTCGATGGTTGAAAACTACAACGAACTACCGGAACGCATTTCGGAATCACCAACATATTTTGAGTGCCGGTGGTGTGACGCAAAAGAAGTGTGTCACGCCGGCGCAACGGTCGAACGTAATTGCAGGACGTGCGCCTACTCGCGGCCCGTTGAGGGGCCGCAGTGGCATTGCCAAGAACATGACGAAATTCTGTCGCCGGAGAAACAGGCAGCCGGATGTGATGCCTATCAGGTGCGGGAGGTGATGGCGTGAAGCAATGCCCAATGTGTCTGGGCGATGGGCGCGTCGAGCAAGAATATACGGTCGGCGGTTACACGCCCGATCGATGGATGGAAATACGAGTGAAGATGGTCGAGTGCGAGAAATGCAGGGGTTGGGGCGAAATAGACGATGAGGAACACGGGATTGAGGATGAAGAAAAAGCATTGGCTTGCTGAAGAAATAAAAGCAATTCGGCTTTCAAAGCAGCTGCCAATGCAGCACGTCGCCATGGCCGCATTCATTCATGTCAACACGTTGCAAAGATACGAATCCGGCGTTTCCACCATGTCGATAGAAGCGATCGAACGCGTGTTGGCAGTGCTTGGTTATGAAATGGAAGTGTTTCCGGTGGAAAAATGAGGGCGCTGTGTGCGGTGTGTTTTAGAGGTGAAAGAGGTTTTGGTTTTGACCCGTCATTACAGGGTTTAAGTGGGCGGAGGCGATATTTTTGTAGCCGAGGGCATCAACTTTTATGGACAAGGAGAGGGGTAGTGACTGATTGGACAGATAAAGAGAACGAAATTTTGTTTGAAGGAATTAAAGCCGGCGGTGCTTACCTAGATGAATTAGGCAAGACGGACTTAGGGGTGTTGAGCAAAGAGGAATTAATCACGTTTGCGCAGTGTCTTTTAAAAACCGTGACCGAAGAACGGTTACGCGATGTTGACGAACTGAACGACGAGATACCTTTTTGATGGAGCGGAAGCATCAGATAGTCGGCTACAACTCTCGCGGTGATCGCGAGGCGAATGACTATTACGCAACCCCGGCCGCAACTACCCGCGCACTTTTGTCCGTAGAAAGGTTCGACGGCGACATTTGGGAGCCAGCGTGCGGCGAAGGGCATATCAGCAAGGAATTGAAACGCGCAGGTTACCACGTTGAAAGCACTGATTTAATCGATCGTGATTTTGGCATTAGCGGCGTTGATTTTTTATTAGAGCATCGGCGGTGCGACAACATCGTTACCAATCCGCCTTACAAAAACGCATTAGACTTTGTGGCGCACGCGACCTTTTTAGCGGAGCGCAAGGTCGCGATGCTGCTCAAGTTAAGTTTTTTGGAAGGTGTCGAGCGCGCTACATTTTTCGAGAACAAGCCGCCGGCACGGGTCTGGGTGTTTAAGCGCAGGCAGGCGCTGATGAAAAACGGCGTGGCGTCGGGTGCTGGCATGATGACGTTTGCGTGGTTCGTCTGGGAAGCAGGACATGACGGTGCGCCAGTGGTGGGCTGGATCGGATGAAACCGGTCAGTGGCGAAGATATAGCGAGGGCGGTAGAGTTCTTTGGGCCGGTAAATTGGCAACTATCATCGCCGCAGGAAATTCGTTTTGGCCGCAAGGGGTCGGTTGCGTTCAATCGGGACGAGCAGACCTATTACGATTTTGAGGTTGAGCAGGGCGGTCACCTCGACCAGCTGCTACCAGAGATAAAACCGGCACCGAACTGCGTCGAGCTTGTTGTCGAGAAATATGATTACGTGGATGAGAATGGGGCGCTGCTGTATCAACAGCGGCGATATGAGCCGAAGCGTTTTATGCCGCGCGCACCCGACGGGCAAGGCGGATGGCGCGAGGGGCATGGCTGTCTTGATGGCATTAGGCGCGTGCCGTATTGCCTGCCGGAAATACTGGCAGCTGATGAGGTCATTGTCTGTGAGGGTGAAAAGGATGCGAACGCAGCGCGCGCGTTAGGTCTGTGCGCAACGTCGAAGGGCGCAGGCTCATGGGATGACATGGCGCATTTGCTTGCCGGCAAGCGCGTCTACGTTGTGCCGGACAATGACAAGGGCGGTGCTACCCAGGCACGTAAGGCGTTTGATGCGCTGGTCACGGTCGCCGATAGCGCAAGCTACTGCGATATCACGAAGGGCATGGGCGACAAGGCCGATCTCGCTGATTGGCTGGCGGTAAATGATCCGGCTACGCTCATGGACGTGCTGCATAGCTTTGAGTCGCGACAGCGCGTGACGGCGTCACAGTTTCGCGCGTTTGAGATGGCTGCGGTTGAGCCACGCAAGTGGCTCTACGGCAAACACCTGATCCGTGGATATGTATCGGCGACCGTGTCGCCCGGTGGAGTCGGTAAGACGACGCTGGAGCTAACGGACGCCGTCGCATTGGCAACCGGGCGCGATTTGATGGGCGCGCGTGTGCCTGAGCGCGTGAAGGTTTGGCACTATAATCTTGAGGATCCGCGCGATGAATTGATGCGGCGCGTCTGGGCAATCTGCCGGCAGTTCGACATTGACCCGGTGGAGCTTGAGGGCTGGCTTTATCTGGATTCGGGCCGGGACTGCAAAATGGTGGTGGCAGAGCCAATGGACGGGCTGGTGGTTGCAACGCCGGCAGTCGGGCAAGTCATTGCGGAGATGGAAAAGCGCGATATATCCGTGCTGCAAGTTGATCCGCTGGTCAAATCTCATTACGCGGAAGAGAACGACAACAAGCAGATCGATGCTGTGCTGGATGTATTTGGTGACATAGCCAAGCGCTGCGGTGCCGCAATCGATCTTGTGCATCACACCCGCAAGCCCCCGCAGGGTTTTGTCGCCGTTGCCGGTGACATCAATACAGCCCGTGGGGCTGGCGCCCTTGCCGGCGCCGTGCGAGCGGCGCGCACGGTGACACCTATGTCTGATAAGGAAGCGGATGGGTTTGGCATCGAGCATTCTAGGCGTGCTTGGTATGTGCGCGTCGACGATGCCAAGGGAAACATGAGCGCGCCGGCAGGCGAGGCCGTGTGGTTCGAACGTCATAGCATTGAGTTGGGGCAGGGCGATTACGTTGGAGCATTGGCACCGTGGACACCGCCTGACCCGTTTGATGGTCTTGGCATCGATCGGTGCCAGCGTGTGCTGTGGCAAATTTCTGCCGGACTCGATGATGAGCAGCGCTATCTGCTGACCAATAAGAGTAATTCGCCGCGGTGGGCCGGTCAGTTATTGGTTGATGAAGGTATTAATCGGGCATCTGCAAAGGCGGTATTAAAGACTTGGGTAGGGTCTGGGCTGCTGTTTATGGACAACTACCACAATCCTGTGCGGCGGAAGCCGGAAGACGGTTTATTTGTTGATATGAGCAAGATGCCGGGTAATGAGTAGCTATCCGATCATATATGTGCAGTGGGCCGATGCGGTGCATCCAGCCGGCCATTGGGTTGGAATGGATTCGGTCGTCGCCGAGCAATTACCGGTGATTGAAACTGCCGGCTTTGAGATCCACCGGGACGAAGAAAA